AAAAAGGTGAAAAGAGGGGTACGCCTTATTGCCGTCCAACTAAAAGAATATCGAAGAAAACTCCGAAAACTGCTTCGGAGATGACTTCTGCTGAAAAACGTAGTAGAATAAGTCAAAAGAATCGGTTGGGACAACCAGCTGGTAAACCAAGAAGAGTAGCGTCACTAAAAAGAAAAAGGAAAAAAACATGAAAAAGCCTATACAAAGCCAGCCAGAGAGCGGTGTAGATATTTTTAAAAAGCCAAAAATACGAAAGACACCTAGACAGCCAGAAGGTTCTGGAGCACCTAAGAAGCCAATTCAAAGACAGCCAGAAGGTTCTGGAGCACCTATAAAGAAAAAACCGATTCAAAGACAGCCAGAAGGTTCTGGAGCACCTAAAAAAATAACAGGCAGAGGTGAGTTTAGAGATACTGATAAAAGTAAAAAAACTAAAACAACAAAAGTATCTGCAAATAAAACTAAAACAACTAGTGCTCCAACATCTTTTGGTCAAGCTTTTGCACAAGCTAGAAAAAAGCTGGGTGCAGGTAAAACTTTTACTTATAAAGGCAAAAAGTACAGCACAAATAGAGCAGATGATGTAAAGAAAACTAAAACAAAGAAAACCATAAAACCAAGAGATAAAAAAGTCATGGTAGACAGTTTTAAGAAATCTAATGTTAATAAAAATAAAAAACCTGCATCAAAAATGGGTATCAATGGTGCTGCCACTACAAAAAAGAAGATTAATGGTGGTAAAACAGGTTTTGGGACTAAAGCTATGACTACAAAAGTTCCAAAAAAGACAAGACAAGGTATAACTCGAACACCTTTTCAAGCCGCGGGACAAAGAAAACGTATGATGGGATCTACATAATAAATGGCAACTTCAAACTCAAGAGATTTCGACTTAGATGTAGCTGAACTCATCGAAGAGGCATATGAAAGATGTGGCTTAGAGATGAGAACAGGTTATGACGCTAGGACTGCTAGACGTTCTTTGAACTTAATGTTTGCTGATTGGGCAAACAGAGGTCTTAATTTATGGACTGTAACTCAAGAAACAAAAGCAGTAACATCTGGAACAGCTACATATACGCTAGATAGTGAGTTTGTTGATTTATTAGAAGTTGTGTTAAGAAATAGTAATAATGTGGATTTTACTCTTACACAGATGAGTCGTGGTGAGTATTTAAGAATACCTAATAAAGCTAATAGTGGACAACCAAGTCAGTATTTCTTTGATAGGCAAACCACTCCTACCATTACCTTATGGTCTACACCAGATGCTTCTTATACCTTGGTTTACTATTATGTAAGACGAATACAGGACGCAGATACTTTGGTTAACACAACAGATGCACCTTTTAGATTTTTACCATGTATGGCAGCAGGACTAGCTTATTATATAGCTATGAAAAAAGCTCCAGAAAGAATCCAAATATTAAAAGCTGTATATGAAGAAGAATTTCAAAGAGCTGCATCAGAGGATGCAAATAGCACACCTCTTAAATTAACACCAAGTATGGATTATTTGAGGTACTAATGGCTCGATACGCAAGTGGAAGATACGCATACGGCTATTCAGATCGATCTGGCTTTCGTTATCGTTTGCGTGAAATGAGAAAAGAATGGAACGGACTTAAAGTAGGTCCTGATGAGTATGAGGCTAAACATCCACAGTTAGAGCCTAACTATCCAGGTCCAGATCCTACGGCTTTGTACGAGCCAAGACCAAACCAAGACACAGATTTAACATCCTTTATAGTGTACACAAATGCTGGAAATGGTATAATAGGACAAAAGATGACACCATTTACGGCTACGACTAGTCTTGGAACAGTAACAGTGAGCACATCATGAGTTTTACATTAACAACATTAACTGCATCTATACAAGAATGGACAGAAAATGATGAGTCCACATTTGTAGCTGAAATACCTTTTTTTATAAAAAACGCAGAAGAGAGAATATTCAAGCTTGTTGATTTAGATTATTTTAGAAAAAATGTTACTGGGACTATGACTAGTAGTAATAAATTTTTAGAAAAACCATCTGACTACTTGGCGACATATTCTTTGTCTTATATAAAAGATAGTGCAAACGTATTTTTATTACAAAAAGATGTAAACTTTATACAAGAATACACTGCCAATCCAGCAACCACTGGTTCTCCTATATATTACGCTTCTTTTGATGTAGACACTTTTATTATAGCTCCCACTCCAGATTCTAGTTATAGTGTAGAATTGCACTATTTTTATAGACCTGCGTCATTAACCACAGATGATTCGGGAACAACATGGATAAGCACAAATGCTCCAGACGCTCTTTTATATGCTTCTCTTGTAGAGGCTTACACCTTTATGAAAGGTGAAAATGATTTAATACAATTATATAATCAAAGATTTGGTGAGGCTATACAAAGATTAAAAGGCTATGCAGAAGCACAAGAGAATATTGATTCTTATAGAAGAGGCTTACCTTCTAAATAATTTGACTTTTTCAATATAAAATTTATAGTGTTTTTTATGAAAAATAAAAGTGTTGCTATTGTTGCTTTAGGTAATAGCTTTTCAGAATATATATTAGCAAGAATAAGAAGCGAAAAATTCGATGAAGTTTGGACAATAAACTCTATGTCCAATGTAATTTATCATGACAAGTGTTTCATGATGGATCCTCCTTCAAGATTTTTAGACACACCAAATGCAGGTAAACAAACAAGCATTATGCAAGATAGATTGAAAGAAAAAAAAGGTATTCCTATTTTTTCTTGTTGTTTGGACGAAAGATGTCCAGATGTTGTAGAATATCCTTTGCAAGAGGTAATACAAAAAACTGGGTACGCTTATTTTAACAACACAGTTTCTTATTCTTTAGGTTACGCTGTTTCACAAAATGTATCTGATTTACATTTATATGGAATAGATTTTACACACAAGGATGTGGCTTTTGCAGAGGCAGGTAGAGCGTGTTGCGAGTTTTGGTTGGCAATAGCGATTTCTAAAAAAATTAAAGTGCATATAGCGAATAGTTCATCTTTACTTGATATGAATGTGCCAGATGATCAAAAACTTTATGGATATCATAGACTAGATGATCCACTCGTTACCACAGCAACACAAGGCAGTATGTTAATAACAAGAAAATCAAAACTAGAACCACCAGAACCATTGGATTCAAAATCTAATTTAATTGGTAGAGAAGATATACCTGGTATTAGTTATGAGGAGGAAAAAAATGTTTAATATTAATTTTTCAGAGGTAGGAAGTGTGAATGTTAAAACCTCACATCAAGGAGGCTTAACAAATGAACAGATAGCGGATCTTGCAGTGGATAAAATAGCTAGTATATCCGATCAAGCACCACCTCATGTAAGACAGCAAGCAAAGCTATTTAAAGAACAACTGAAAGTTATCTTGTATCATTATCTCATCTTGGCAAGAAGAGAAGAGCGTGGTACTATCATTCAAGCTTTAAGATCAAGTGGTCAAAAGGAAATGGCTGAATATATAAGGAGACTATAATATGGCTATAGCACAAGCGATGTGCAACTCTTTTAAAAAAGAATTAATGGAAGGTGTACATAATTTTAAAAACTCAGGGGGTAATACTTTTAGATTAGCACTTTATGCAGAAGGTGGTGGTGGTAAGTCAAGTACAACTGCTACTTTAGGTTTTGGTACAACTGCTTATACCACAACTGGAGAGATTCTAAACAGTGGTAGCTATGCTGCTGGAGGTGGAGAGCTAACAAGAGTTGATCCATCCGTTGCTAGTTCTACTTCTACTGCAACTGCTTTTACAGATTTTGCTGACATAAGTTTTACAACAGCAACAATTACGGCTATGGGTGCATTAATATATAATGACTCAAGTAGTGGTAATAGTGCAGTATGTGTTTTAGATTTTACATCTAATAAAACATCAACATCTGGAACTTTTACAGTTCAGTTCCCAACTGCTGATGCAAGTAATGCGATTATAAGGATTGCCTAAATGTCTTCCCTACAAGGTTGGGGTAGAGGCACTTGGGGTCAAGGTGCATGGAACGAACCTGTTAATGTAGAGCCTACTGGTGTTGTTGGTACAACTGCTTTAGGAACTCCTGATGGTATTCCTGGTGTTAACGTATCAGTAACTGGTTTATCTGCAACCACTGCTATAAGTCAAACAGGTGCAAGCACAGTTACTTTTACTGTTACTGTTGTTTCTGGTAACCCTTCAAATCATCCATATTATAATCAAGGATCAACAAATAAATATGCAATTGATGGCTCAACTGCTACAGCAGATGTTGAGTTAGATTTGTTTGAGGGTAATACTTATAAGTTCGATCAAAGTGATAGCA